GCGCTGAGGATCACGCTCTGGGTGTCGGAAAGTTTGGTCATGGGTGTTGCTCCTGTGAGTTCGTTGGAGCGGCGGGGATCGCCGGTTCCTACCAGCCCAGGCCCCGCGTTTGCTGCAGGGCAATGGAGCAGGCTGTGGTCAGCCTCTATTCGGCGTGCTCGCCTTCGTGGAAGGCCGTGTCGGTGATGCGCTTGAGTTGGCCGGCGTAGAATTCGAGGTTGCCGACGTGACCCGAAGTGGTCGTCGCTGAGGGCCTTCAGGCGCTCCAGCATGGTGTCGATCTCGGCCTTGGCGGCGATGAATGCGTCAAGGGCTTTGTCGTTCGGCTGGGCGGCGCGGCGGGTGATCATGGCAGGGTGTCCTACACTGAGTTGCATCGTTTCCTTGCGATCAGACTCGCTCTGTCGCGCCATCTAATCAACTGAATACCAAGCGATATCATTAGGTTGATCGGATTATCTGCGCCATGAAGGGCATGAGCGAACGCGAGTATGCGGCCTATTCCGGGCTGTCGCGCGGCGGGGTGCAAAAGGCACGGAAGAACGGGCGGCTGGTGGTCCATGACGACGGGTCGATCAACGCCGCGGCCTCGGATGTGCGGCGGGCGGAGATGACGGACCCAGACCAGCAGCGCCGGTCGATTGGTGGTGACGGGCTGGCCAGCGGCCCCGGCGACACGACTTCCTACATCAAGGCCCGTACGGCGCTGACGGTCTACGCGGCGCAGGAACGCCAGCTGGCCGTACAGAAGAAGAAGGGCACGCTGGTCGACCGCGCGCGGGCGGAAACGCTGGTGTTTCGCCTGGCGCGGCAGGAACGGGATGTCTGGGTGACCTGGCCCGGACGGGTGGCCGCGTTGATGGCGGCGCAGATCATGGCGGAGGTGGAACGGCAATCCGGGGCATCGGTGACGATCGAGACCGCGATCATGCAGAGGGTGCTGGAAGCCCATGTCCGCGAACAGCTCGACGCCCTCGCCGACCTCCGGGTCTCGCTTGCATGATGAGGATGACGACAACGACCTGACCACGGGTCTCGACCTCGGCTTCGACGGCGCTGAAGACCTGCTGCGGGTCTGGCGGCAGGGGATGCGCCCCGATCCGAACCTGACGGTGTCGGAATGGGCGGATCAGCATCGCTGGCTGTCGTCGCGCGGCGCGGCCGAGCCGGGGCGGTATCGCACCGCCCGCGCGCCCTACCTGCGCGAGATCATGGATGCGCTGTCGCCCGGCCATCCGGCCCAGCGCATCACCTTCATGAAGGCCGCCCAGGTGGGGGCGACCGAGGCCGGGAACAACTGGATCGGCTTCGTGATCCACCACGCGCCGGGGCCGATGCTGGCAGTGCTGCCGAGCCTGGAATTGGCGAAGCGCACCTCAAGGGGCCGTCTTGATCCCTTGATCGCGGACAGCCCGGCGCTGCGCGAACGGGTGAACCCGGCCCGGTCGCGCGATGCCGGGAATTCGATGCTGTCGAAGGAATTCCCCGGCGGCATCCTGGTGCTGACCGGGGCGAATTCCGCCACCGGCCTGCGGTCGATGCCCGCGCGCTATGTGTTTCTCGACGAGGTCGACGCCTATCCCGTCTCGGCCGACGAGGAAGGCGATCCGGTCACGCTGGCCGAGGCCCGTACCACCACCTTCTCGCACCGGCGCAAGGTGTTCATGGTCTCGACGCCCACGATCCGGGGGCTGTCCCGGATCGAGCGGGAATTCGAGGCGTCCGACCAGCGGCGCTACTTCGTGCCCTGTCCCCATTGCGGCGCGATGCAGTGGCTGCAGTTCGACCGGCTGCGCTGGGCGAAGGGCCGACCGGAAACCGCTGCCTACCACTGCGAGGGTTGCGAACGGGCCATCGCCGAGCACCACAAGACCGAGATGCTAGCCCGCGGCGAATGGCGACCGACAGCGGTTTCCAGGGATCCGAAGGCCATCGGCTTCCACCTCTCGGCGCTCTATTCGCCGCTTGGCTGGAAAAGCTGGTCCGACGTCGCGCGGGAATGGCTGGCGGCCCAAGGGTCGGACGAGACGCTGCGCGCGGCGCGCAACACGCTTCTGGGCGAGACATGGGTCGAAAGCGGTGATGCACCGGAATGGCAACGGCTGGCGGATCGGCGCGAGACGTGGAAGCCGGGCACCGTGCCTGCGGCAGGGCTGTTCCTGACTGCGGGGGCCGACGTCCAGAGGGACCGGATCGAGATCGATATCTGGGCCTGGGGCCGGGGCATGGAAAGCTGGCTTGTCGATCATATCGTCATCCCGGGCGGGCATGACGTCCCAGAAGCCTGGGACAAGCTGACGGCCCTGCTCGGCCGGTCGTGGCAGCATGCCAACGGCGCCTTCATGACGGTGGCACGGCTGGGCATCGACACCGGCTACGAGGCAGCGGCGGTCTATGCCTGGTCGCGCAAGGTTGGGTTCGAACAGGTGGCCCCCCTCAAGGGCCTCGAGGGATTCAATCGGTCGGCGCCGGTCTCGGGCCCGACCTTTGTCGACGCCACCATCGGCGGCAAACGTCTGCGCCGCGGCGCGCGGCTCTGGTCGGTGGCCACGGCAACGTTCAAAGCAGAGACCTACCGGTTCCTGCGGATCGAACGGCCGTCCGACGAGGACCGGGCTGTGGGCATGCCTGACGCCCCCGGCACGATCCACCTGCCCGGCTGGGCCGATACCGAATGGCTGAAGCAGCTGGTGGCCGAACAGCTGGTCACCATCCGGAACAAGCGCGGCTATGCCCATCAGGAATGGCAGAAGATGCGCGAGCGGAACGAGACGCTGGACTGCCGGGTCTACGCCCGTGCCGCCGCGTGGATCCTCGGCGCCGACCGATGGGACGAGGCCACCTGGCGGCGGCTGGAAGCACAGGCTGGCGTGGAAACACGTCTGCCGGTGGCCGTCGCCGCGGCTCCGACATCACCCGACCCGGCCCAACCCAAGGCCGGAACGCTGACCACGCCTCGCCGGAAACGGCGAGCTTACACCCCCAACTTCATGAGGGACTGATGGACCTGGAACGCATGCAGGCCCTGCTGACCGCGCTGCAGGAGGCCCGCTTTGCCGGGCTGCGCAGCGTCAGTTACGACGGCAAGACCGTGACCTATGGCTCGGACGCGGAACTGGCGACGGCGATCAGGGATCTGGAAGGCCGGATCGCGACCACCTCTGCCAAGCCGCGGCGTCGCCGCTGGGGCACCGTGGCCACGAAGGGTCTGTGACCATGGTGCTCGACGCCTTCCGCGCCCGCCTTGGGTCCATCATCGGCGGGTTCGACGCGGCGCAGTCCCACCGCCGCATGCGCGGGTTCCGCGCCACGCGGGCGCATGTGAACACGCTGATCGCCGCCTCGGGCGAAACCATCACCGCCCGGGCGCGCTGGCTCGTGCGTAACAACGGCTATGCGGCAAATGCGGTCGATGCCTTCGCGAACCATGTCGTCGGTGACGGGATCAAGCCCTCGTCGAAGATCGCCGATGCGGCCCGGAAGGAGGAGCTGCAGAAACTCTGGCTCGCATGGACCGACGAGGCGGATGCCGAGGGGCTGACCGACTTCTTCGGGCTGCAGCGGCGGGCCGCGCGGGAGGTGTTCCTGTCAGGCGAGGTGTTCCTGAGCATCCGCACGCGGCGCCCCGAAGATGGGCTGACGGTGCCGATGCAGCTCCAGATGCTGCCCTCGGAAATGCTGCCGCAGGACATGACCCGCGTCCTTCCCGGCGCGGGGTCGATCCGGCAGGGCATCGAATTCGACGGGATCGGACGCCGCGTGGCCTATCACTTCCTGCGCCGCCACCCGGGCGACATGACCGATCCGGGCCTCGCGGGCGAAACCGTCCGCGTGCCCGCGTCCGAGGTGATCCACATCCTCGACCCGGTCGAGGCGGGCCAGTTGCGCGGTGTCTCGCGCTTCGCGGCTGCCGTGGTGAAGCTCTTCACCCTCGATCTCTACGACGATGCGGAGCTGGAGCGGAAAAAGACCGCAGCGATGTTTGCGATGTTCATCACGTCGCCAGCGCCAGAAACCGCCCTCGATCCGGCCGAGGACGATCTGGAGGTCGAACCCGGCCAGGTGGTGCGACTGGACCCGGGCGAGGATGTCACCACGCCCTCTACGCCGGATTCCGGGTCTACCTATGAGCCCTTCCAGTACCGCACGCTCCTGCAGATCGGCGCGGCGCTGGGCGTGCCCTATGGCTATCTGACCGGCGATACCGCGAAGGGGAACTTCTCCAACACCCGGATCGCCTTGGTGGACTTCCGCCGCCGCATCTCGGCCTTCCAGCATTCGGTGATGGTCTATCAGCTCTGCCGCGCGGTCTGGACGCGCTGGATGGACATGGCCGTACTGGCGAGCGCCATGGACCTGCCAGGCTATGCAAGTGAGCGGCGCGCGTATCTCGCCTGCGATTGGCTTCCGACCAAATGGGACTGGATCGATCCGGCCAAGGATGCCGCGGCCGAAATCCTGCAGATCGAGGCGGGTCTGAAATCCCGGACGCAGGCCATCGCGGAACGCGGCTACGACGCCGAACAGGTCGACCGCGAAATCGCTGCCGAACGCAAGCGCGAGGCAGAACTCGGCCTCGACTTCCGGCGGCCGGGATCCCCGGCGCAGGCGGCGGGTGGCAGCCCTGGGCAGGATGACGCTGAGAGCCAGCAGGGCAACGAACAGCGCGACGGCAATCAAGAGGATGACGGCGAGGACCGGGAACCTCGGCCTGCGGAGGAGGGATGATGCACCACACCCAGATCGCCCAGCGCGTCTTCAACACGCCCCTGATGGTCGATCCGGTCAAGGCGCTGGCCTTCCTCACCGGCCTTGGCCCGCGGATCACCGGCAGCGAAGTAACCGTCGAGGGAATGGACGTGGCGCCTGCAGATCAGGCCAGTGCCACTCTGCCCGCCCGGGGTTCGCTCTTCTGTGATAACATGACCAACCGACAGACGCGAAACGGCGGCCAGCCCTTCGCAGTCGTCGACGGGATCGCGGTCATCGAAATCGCTGGCACTCTGGTGCATCGCGGGGCCTGGATCGGGCAATCCTCTGGGCTGACCTCCTATGAGGGGATCGCGGCCCAACTGCAGGCGGCAATCTGCGACCCCGCCATTCGTGGCATCGCCCTCGACATTGACAGCTTCGGCGGGGAGGTGGCTGGGGCCTTCGATCTGGCGGATCGCATCCGCGCGGCAAGGGCGCAAAAGCCGGTCCAAGCCTTCGTCGCCGACCACGCCCTGTCCGCCGCCTATGTGCTGGCCTCCCAAGCCGACCGGATCATCCTGCCCCGCACCGGCGCCGTCGGCAGCATCGGCGTCGTGGCCATGCACAGCGACATGAGCGGGGCGCTGGACCAGAAGGGCATCGCGGTCACGCTGATCCATGCGGGTGCGCGCAAGGTCGATGCCAATCCGTACCAGCCCCTGCCCGAGGTCGTCCGCGCCCGGATTGCGAGCGAACTCGAAGACCTCCGCCAGCTCTTCGCCGAAACCGTCGCCGAAGGACGCGGCCGTCGCCTCGACACCCTACGGGCGCTGGGCACCGAGGCCGCCGTGTTCCGCGGCGAGGCGGCCGTCTTCGCCGGTCTTGCCGATGAGGTGGCCGATCCGATCACCGCCTTCCGCGCTTTCGCCGCCGCACCTCGCGGCACATCCACCCTCAAATCCAACCCCAAGGGAAAGGGCCCGATGATGACCACCGCCCCCGAAGACCATGCACAGCCTGCGGCCGCGCCTGCCGCCAGCACCCCGCCGGAACCAGCCCCGCCCGCGGCAGTCGCGCCGCCGCAAACCGCGGCGGCCGCGATGTCGCCCGAAGCGATCCGGGCCGAGGCGGCCGAGGTTGCGCAGGTCTGCGCGCAGGCCACCCGACTCGGCGTCCAGATCGATGCCGCCGATGCCGTCGCCAAGGGCGTGAAACCCGAAGCCCTGCGCGCCAAAGTGCTGGCCGATCTTGCCGCCCGCAGCGATGCCGCGGGCATCATCGCCACCGCCCCGGCGGCAGGCGCGAAGGAAAGCCCCATCGTGGCAGCCGCGAAGAAATCGGCCGCCGCCTCGCGCTGATCCCGGCGCCGACCACTGTCGCGCCCAGCGCCCCCTTCCCCCAACATCCTGGAGATTGAACCATGCCCGTCCTGACGGAACCGCCCAGCATGGGCGATGTCCTCAAATATGAGGTCAACCCGAACTACACCCGCGAGGTGGTGACGCTGCTCGCGGGCATGTCCTACCCCGTCGGCGCAGTCCTTGGCCGCATCACCGCCAGCGGCAAATACAAGCTCGCGACCAGCGGCGGCACGGATGGCGCACAGACCGCCTCGGCTGTCCTGCTCTATGCCGTCGATGCCACGCTGGCCGATGCCACCGGCATCGTCGTTGCCCGCGGCCCGGCAATCGTCTCGCGCGCTGCGCTCGCCTACGACGCCACCGTCGATGACGGGGCCAAGATCACCACCAAGATCGGCCAGCTGGCCGCCGCAGGCATTATCGCCCGCGACGGCGTCTGATCCCCTTTATCCCCGGAGCATCCCCATGACCCTCGTCCGCAATCCCTTCGACGCTGGCGGCTACTCGCTGGCCGAGATGACGCAGGCCATCAACATCCTGCCCAACCTCTACACCCGCCTCGCCCAGATCGGCCTCTTCCGCTTCGAAGGGGTCAGCCAACGGTCCGTCATCATCGAGCAGTACGAAGGCGTCCTGAGCCTCCTGCCCTCCGTCCCCCTCGGCGGCTCAGCCACAGTCGGCACCCGCGAAGGCCGGTCCATGCGGTCCTTCGCCCTGCCGTGGATCCCGCATGACGATGTGGTTCTGCCTGCCGATCTTCAGGGCCAGCCCGCGCTGGGCGCGTTCGACGCGGCCGATCCCCTCGTCGAGGTGATGAACCGCAAGCTCATGCTGATGCGGCGCAAGCATGCCCAGACGCGGGAATACATGGAGATGAACGCGCTGCGCGGCATCGTGAAGGACGGGGCCGGGACCACCCTCTACAACTACTTCACCGAATTCGGCCTCGCGCAGATCTCGGTGGACTTCGTGCTGGGCACCGCAGGCACGAACGTGCAAGGCAAGGTCCGCGAGGTGCTGCGCGCCATCGAGGACAATCTACTGGGCGAGGCCATGACTTCGGTCCATGCCCTCGTCAGCCGCGAGTTCTTCGACAAGCTGATCGCGCATCCGAAGACCGAGGAGGCCTACAAGTTCTACGCCTCGACCGGCGCTCAGCCGCTGCGCGAGGATGTGCGCCGCAACTTCCCCTTCGGCGGTATCCTGTTCGAGGAATACTCTGGCACCGTCACCCTCTCGACGAAGGCCACCGAACGGCTGGTCCCGGCGAACGAAGGCATCGCCTTCCCCTTGGGCACCATGGACACCTTCACCACCTACGGCGGCCCGGCCAACCTCCTGGAAACCGCCAACACCATGGGCCTGCCCCTCTACGCCCGCCAGCATCTCGACGAAAAGGGCCGCTGGATCGACGTGATGACCGAGGCCTCGATTCTGCCGGTGAACAAGCGGCCCCGGCTGGCGATCCGCCTGCACACGTCGAACTGACGGATCAACCCATGTCCGTCTTTGCCGCCGCTATGGACCGCATCTTCACTCATGCTGCCATGGCGGCCCCGGCCCTCTGGATCTCGGCCACGACGTCCGAGGAACGCCCGATCCGCATCATCCGTCGGGCCCCGGATCGCGTGACCGACTTCGGCGCTGGCCGGTTCGTCAGCGACACGACGGTGGTGGATGTGCGTGTGGCTGACCTACCCGCCCCGCGCCCGGGCGACGTGATCGTCATCGGCGCCGACAGCCATGTGATCCAGGGAGAGCCGCTGCGCGACCGCGAACGGCTGATCTGGACCCTCGACCTGCGCCCGGCGTGATCCGATGAAACTGAAGCTCACCATCGATCCTGACATCGTCGCGATGATTCAGGCGGAAATCGCAGCCGGTGAAAGGGCCGTCACCACCGCCATGCGCGAGGCGGGCGTAGGCCTGAAATCCGCCTGGCGCGGCCAGATCACGGGCGCGGGGCTGGGCACCCGCCTCGGCAACTCAATCCGCCTCGCCACCTATCCCAAGGGCGGCGAAAGCCTGAACGCTGCGGCACTGGTCTGGTCGAACGCCCCGGTGATCGTCGGCGCGCATGACACCGGGCCGCTGATCCGGTCGCGCGACGGGTTCTGGCTGGCCATTCCCACCCCGGCCGCAGGAAAATCCACCCGCGGCGGCCGGATCACACCAGGCGAATGGGAGCGCCGCACCGGCCTACGCCTGCGGTTCATCTACCGGCGCCGGGGCCCTAGCCTGCTGGTGGCCGAGGGGCGGCTCAACAGCAAGGGACGCGCAGTGGCGTCACGCGCAAAGACTGGCCGCGGGCTGACCACCGTGCCGATCTTCCTCCTGGTGCCGCAGGTCAAGCTGCGGAAGCGACTGGATCTGGCGCGGGATGCGGAAAGAGCCATCGACCGCGTGCCGGGGCGGATCGTGGCGGGGTGGGTAGAGGAGAAAGGAAGCGGACTTCTGCGATAGGGACGGATACAACATCGATATCGCGGCGGCAGCACGAGCCAGACAACCAAGTTACAGCGGTAGTTCGGGGGCGTATCAATCCCAACGATCAACCCAACTGTATTGCGGAGGGATAGTTGCGTTCTGGATCAGATCAGGATTGACGATCTCCTGCCCGTCGCAGATCAGCACGGCTGGGCCAACGCAACGATGCTGATACCTTGAGGCTATTTGGTCGGAGAAACTCATCACCTTCTTAGACATTTGCATCGGCGACGTGCTGGACGGATGTGGCAGCTTTGGAGACGGGAACACAACCAGATGGTCATAGATCAGCGCAATAGGAAAATAATCGGTCCTAAAGCGCATTAACCCAATGCAAGGATTGGCAATCTCTCTTGTCGGCACCTCAATAAGATAATTCCAATACATGAGCTCAGTATCTGGATTCAGAATTTGCTGCCGGACGATGTCCAAGGACGATTGAAGCACGAACGAGTAGCCAAAGTTCTTGAACCAAAGCCCATAGGCTGCAGTCAGAAAACCTACTTTGAGTGAGTTTTCGTTGCTGAAAACTGGCAGCCCTGTTGTGATAGAAATCTTCGCTGGCTTTGGACCATTCCAATGAGCTTCGAAGTCGACCGGATTTGATCTTCTTCGATCGGTTGTAAACTCAAGCGCTCCATCGTCTGCGATAGAAAGTGATCCGTTTAAGGTTCGACCATCAGCCTTCAACTGTGCGCGCTGCTTCTTGGGATCGGAATGGAAAAGTTCATTTCCTTCGTTTAACTCAATCCAGTCTGACAACCACCGCGTCTGTTTGTGCCCAAACGAGCTATTGCACGTCTTGCAAAGGAATGTCGTTATCTTCCCGCCGCATGAGTCTGGAACTATGTGCTCTTCGGTGATCTCTTTGCTAGATATTGGGTAGTCGCGAAGACATGTTGGACAACGGAAAAGCCCGCGCAGTTCATACTTGAAGCGGGTTAGCTCCTGCGAAATTTCCAACAAGGATGCAGACCTAAGATCAGTTGCCATGAAACACCTACAAAGCGGTGCATCATGCTAAGTCTTGCATCCCTTCCTTGCAACGTGGCCTTCACGCGGCGAGCGTAAACGGACTTCTTGTCCGCAAAGACCTCAATCCACCAAACGCCCCTTGGACATCAAATGCCCACCACCCGCGAGACCGTCCTCGCCGCGCTGCACGCGCGGCTGCAGCCGCTTGCCGCCCTCACCCTGCGCGACGAGGTCCTGCCCGAACGGATCCCAACTGCCGGTCTGATCATCCTGCGCGACGGCCAGCCGGGCGAGCCGGAGGTAACGCTGTCGCCGCTGCGCTACCACTACCAGCACCGGGCAGAACTTGAAGTCGTCGTCCAGGCTGGCACCGGCCGTGCCAGTACCTTCGACGATCTGATCGGCGCAATTGGTGCAGCGCTGGACGCTGACCGCACCCTCGGCGGCCTCTGTGACTGGGTCGAACCCGAGGCCCTGGCCTCGGTCGATCTGCCGGTCGAGGGCGCGGCCGCTCTGAAAGCGGCGGTGATCACCGTCGTCCTGCACTACACCACGACCGGCCCTTTGGCCTGACTTCCCCCACAAAGGAGACCCCCATGGCACGCGCACACGGCGCGCGGGCGCAGATGGCGCTTGCGTTTGAGACGGTTTACGGCACCCCGCCCGCCTCTGGCTATCGGACGGTGCCCTTTGCCAGCACCACGCTCGGCTCCGAACAGCCGCTGATCGCGTTGGAACTGCTGGGCCAGGGGCGCGACCCGCTGGCCCCGATCAAGGACGCAGTCACCGCCGATGGCGATGTCGTGGTGCCGATCGACGTCGAGAACTTCGGCCTCTGGCTGAAGGCGGCCCTCGGGCAGCCGACGACCACCGGCACCACGCCCAAGACCCACACCTTCCAGTCCGGCAACTGGACGCTGCCGAGCATGGCCATCGAGACAGCGATGCCGGAGGTGCCGCGCTACGCCATGTACTCGGGCTGCGTCTGCGACCAGCTGTCCTGGCAGATGGCGCGGTCGGGGCTGCTGACCGCCACCGCACGGCTGGTGGCGCAGGGGGAGAACGTCGCGGCCGCTACGGCGGCTGGCACGCCGAACGCGCTGGCGCTGCAACGGTTCGGGCATTTCAACGGGGCGATCACCCGCAACGGCTCGCCCCTCGGCAACGTCATCTCGGCCGAGGTGACCTATTCCAATGGCCTCGACCGCATCGAGACCATCCGCTCGGATGGCCGTATCGAGGGCGCAGACCCCGGCATGGCCGCGCTGACCGGCCGGGTGGAGGTGCGCTTCGCCGATACCACGCTGATCACGCAGGCCATCGACGGCACGCCGTGCGAGCTGGTCTTCGCCTGGAGCCTCGGCGCCAACGCCAGCTTCACCTTCACCGCCCATGCCGTCTACCTGCCGCGCCCCCGGATCGAGATCCCGGGTCCGCAGGGCATCCAGGCCACCTTCGACTGGCAGGCCGCCAAGGCCGTCAGCCCCGCCCGCATGTGCACCGCCGTCCTCGTCAACACCGTCACTGGATACTGATCATGATCCGCCTGAACCTGTCGAACCGGCCCGAATGGCTGGACCTGCTCCCCGGCTTGCGCGTTCTGGTGACGCCGCTGACCACCTCGCTGATGGTCTCGGCACGTGCTGACCCGGCCATCGACAACCTGTCGGTGGCGTCAAGCCAGGAGGACTTGGCGCTGGCCATGGCCAAGGCTGTCGCCCGCCGGGCGGTGCTGGATTGGGAAGGCGTCGGCGACGAGGCTGGCAACCTCGTGCCCGTCAGCCCGGCCGGGATCGACGCCCTTCTCGAAATCTGGCCGGTGTTCGAAGCCTTCCAGGCGCAATACGTCGCCCGCGGCCTGATGCTGGATCAGGAAAAAAACGCCTCCGCGCCCTCGCCGACTGGTCCTTCGGCGGGGGCGACGGCTACTGCGCGGCCTGCATAGGCCCCTGCCCGGACTGCCCCGCAAGACTGAACCGGCCGCAGACGGTCGAGGGCTGGCAGGTCTGGGACTTGACCCAGCGCCTCGGCGGCCAGCTGCGCATCGCGCCGGGGGCCGTCATCGGATGGGACATGGGCGCCGCGCTTTCACTGGCGCAGGCGCTGGGGATCAACCCACTGATCGCTGCGGAACTGCTGCCCGAGATCGAGGCAGTGATGGTGCGCAAGCTGAACGAGCAGATGGAAGGACGCCGGAATGGCTGAGAAGAAGGTCTCCGTCCGCCTCGTGGCGGAGGGCGGACGTCGCGTGCGCGCCGAACTGGAAGGTGTCGGCGATGCCGGAGCACGCGGGTTTGGCCGCCTGTCGCGCGAGATGGAACTGGCCAACACCCGGCTCGCGGCCTTTGCGCGCCGTGCCGGTCTCGCCCTCGGGGCCGCCGCGGCTGCCGCCACTGCTTCACTCGGCCTGATCGTGCGTTCCACGGCCGAGAGCGCCGCGCAGATCCGGCAGTTCGCGCAGGTCGCCAATGCCACGCCCGAGGCCCTGCAGCGCTGGTCGGCAGGGGCGCGGACTGTGGGGATCGAACAGGAGAAGCTGGCCGACATCCTGAAGGACGTGAACGACCGGGTCGGGGATTTCCTGCAGACCGGCGGCGGGCCGATGGCGGATTTCTTCGAGAATGTGGCGCCGCGCGTGGGCGTCACCGCCGACCAGTTCGCGCGCCTCTCCGGCCCCGAGGCGCTGCAACTTTACGTCGACACGTTGGAACGCGCTGGGCTTAGCCAGCAGGAGATGACCTTCTATCTCGAGGCCATGGCCTCGGACGCCACCCGCCTTTTGCCGCTTCTGCGGAACGGCGGGGCCGAGATGGCCCGACTTGGCGACCAGGCCTCCGATTTGGGTGCGGTTCTGGACGGTGATGCGCTGGAAGCCCTGCGCCGTACGCAACTCGCACTCGGCACGGTGTCGCTGGTCTTCGATGGCCTGCGCAACCGCATCGCCGTCGCCGTCGCCCCGACCATCGAGGCGCTGGCCAATGCCTTCGTGGCGCTCGCCTCGGATGGCGGCATCCTGCGCTCGGCCATCGACGGTCTGATCGGCAACCTCGGCCGACTTGCCTCCTACGCCGCGACCTTCGCCGCCGCCATGGCAGGACGCTGGGTCGCCGGGATGGCCGCCGCGGCCCTGTCGGTGCGCGGCCTCGCCACCGCGCTGGTCTTCCTGCGCGGTGCCCTTATCCGCACCGGCATCGGCGCTCTGATCGTCGGGGCGGGCGAACTGGTCTACCAGTTCTCGCAACTCGTCGCCCGGGTCGGCGGGGTGGGCGAGGCGCTTCGCCTGCTTGGCGATCTGGCCCGCGAAGTCTGGTCCCGCATCGGCCTGTCACTCGACGCGGCGCTGGCGCGCATGGCGGCCGGATGGGAGGGGCTGAAAGCGGCCGGTCTCTCGGCCCTCGAGGGCACCATCGCAGGCGTGGTCAGCTTCGGCGACCGGACAGCCGCGATCTTCCAGGGGGCCTATGACGCTGCGGTTGCGATCTGGGGCAGTCTGCCGGGCGCCATCGGTGATTTCGCATTCCAGGCGGCGAACGGGCTGATCTCCGGCGTCGAGGCGATGCTGAACGGCGTCGTCACCCGCATCAACAGCTTCATCGAGACCCTGAACGCGGCCCTCGCGCTGCTGCCCGAATGGGCCACCGGCGAAGGCGGGGTGCGGATCGGCATCCTCGATCCTGTGGAACTGGGCCGCATCGGAAATCCGTTCGAGGGCGCGGCAACGGCCGCAGGGGCTGCGGCGGCGGATGCCTTCTCGGCCGCGCTGTCGCGGACCTACCTCGAGCCGCCTGATCTTGGCCTCAGCGCGATGGCCGACGATGCCCGCGCCCGGGCCGATGGCTATCGCGAGGCGGCCGGGATGCTGGCTGATGCCGCCGGTCGGCCGCTCGCCAGCTGGCAGGCGCTGAAGGATGCCGTGACCGGCACGGGGACCGAAGCCGAGACAGCGCTGGCCGATGCAGCTGCTTCTGCCGATGCCCTGACTTCCGGGCTGAACGACACCGCTGCTGCCGCTGATGGCGCAGGCGGCGCTGCACGCGACGCGGGGGCCGCTGCAGCCGAGGGCGCAGACACCGCGCTGACCGGCTGGCAGCCGGTTACGGCGGCGCTCGCCGAGTATGCCGCAAAGGCGCGCGACATTGGCGGGGACGTCGGCAGCGCGCTGGTCGGGGCCTTCCAGAGCGCCGAGAATGCCATCGGCGAGTTCGTGAAGACCGGCAAGCTCGACTTCCGCGACCTGGTCACGTCGATGATCGCCGATCTGGCGAAGCTCGCTTCCCGGCGTTTCATCCTCGGCCCGATTGCAAACGCTCTCTCCGGCGCGCTGGGTGCGGCGGGCGGGATTTTCGCGAACATCCTGCATGCGGGCGGCACGGTCGGCGCCCCTGGCCCCGGCCGGATGGTCCCCGCCTTGGCCTTCGCGGGTGCGCTGCGCATGCACAACGGCGGCTGGGCAGGGCTGCGCCCCGACGAAGTGCCCGCGATCCTGCAACGGGGCGAACGCGTGCTCTCGCGTCGCGAGGCGGCCGGATACGGCCAAGCGGGCGCCTCGACCGTCAACGTCACGATCAACGCGCGGGATGCCGACAGCTTCCGCCAATCCCGCACGCAGATCGCGAGCGACATCGCCCGTGCCGTGTCGCTGGGTCGGAGGGGGATGTGATGGCCTTCCACGAGGTCCGCTTTCCGGACAACATCAGCCGCGGGGCGCGCGGTGGTCCCGAACGGCGCACGCAGATCGTCGAGCTTGCCTCGGGCGCCGAGGAACGCAACGCCAGCTGGGCAAACTCGCGCCGCCGCTACGACGTTGCCTATGGCATCCGCCGCGCCGACGATCTGGCGGCGGTCGTCGCCTTCTTCGAGGCCCGCAACGGCCGTCTCCACGGCTTCCGCTTCAAGGACTGGGCCGACTTCAAGTCCTGCCTTCCGTCCCAAACTCCGAGCCCGACCAACCAGCCCATCGGCACCGGTAACGGCGCGACGACCCAGTTCCCACTCACCAAACGCTACACCTCCGGCGCGCAGTCCTGGACGCGGGCCATCACCAAGCCCGTCGCGGGAAGCGTGACCATCGCCCTCAACGGCACACCCCAAGCCTCCGGCTGGTCGGTCTCGACCGCGACGGGCCTGATCACCTTCACCACTGCGCCAGCCGGGGGCGTGGCCATCACCGCAGGCTTCGAATTCGACGTTCCCGTCCGCTTCGACGCTGATGTTCTCGATGTCACCCTCGACCTTGAACGCCTGGGCTCAATCACTTCGATCCCTCTCGTGGAAATCCGCACATGAAGGCTCTGAACCCGGCGCTGCTGGCCCATCTCGACGACGGCACGACCACGCTCGCCTGGTGCTGGCGCATCACCCGCGCCGATGGCGTGACCTTCGGTTTCACCGACCACGACCGAACGCTGTCTTTCGACGGCACCGAGTTCGAACCGGAAAGCGGACTGACGGCGTCCGAGGTCCGGTCGGGATCAGACCTCTCGGTCGATGCGCAGGATGCCCAAGGGGTGCTGTCGTCGGACCGGATCACCGAGACGGACATCCTCGACGGCCGGTGGGACAATGCGGCCGTCGAGGTCTTGCGCGTGAACTGGTCGGCCCCAGCGCAGCGCGTGCTGCTGCGGCGCGGGGCCATCGGTCAGATCCGGCGCGGGCGGCTGGCCTTCGTGGCGGAGGTGCGCAGCCTCGCCCATGTTCTCGGCCAGACCGTCGGGCGGACGTTTCAGGCGAGTTGCGATGCAGCGCTGGGCGACACGCGCTGCGGCGTGAACCTCGAGGCTCCGGCCTTCAAGGGCACCGGCGCTGTCATCGATGTGCTGCGGGATCGGGCATTCACCGTTTCCGGCCTTGGAGCCTTCGCGGCAGGTTGGTTCGCCTTCGGGCTGGTGGAATGGTCGACCGGCGCCAATGCCGGGCGGCGGGTCGAGGTGCTGTCGCATGACCTCGTCGACGGGGTGGCGATCCTGACCCTGCTCGAAGCCCCGGTGCGTCCAATCGCGGCGACGGATGACTTCGTGATCCGGGCAGGCTGCGACAAGCGGATCGCGACTTGTGGTGCGAAGTTCGCCAATGTCGCGAACTTCCGGGGCTTCCCGCACATCCCGGGGCAGGACGCCGTTCTGCGCTACGCCACCAAGGACGGCGGCCATGAGGGGGCGGTGCTGTGACGGCCGCCGATCCCGCCATCGTCATTGCCGCCGCGCGATCCTGGCTGGGCACGCCTTATCACGACCAGGCCAGCTTGCGCGGGGTGGGCTGCGACTGCCTCGGCCTCGCGCGGGGTGTCTGGCGCGAGGTGGTGGGGCCGGAGCCGTTCCCGATCCCGCCCTACAGCCGCGACTGGGGCGAGATGGGGCCGCGCGAGGTGCTGGCGGACGGCGCGCGGGCGATGATGCCGGAAATCGTACCAGCATATGCGCCGCCCGGTGCGCTGATCCTGTTCCGGATGATGCCCCGCGCCATCGCCAAGCATGTCGGCATCCTGACCGGCCCCGACACCTTTCTGCACGCCTACGAGCGGCTGGGCGTGATCGAGGAACCGCTGACCCCAACATGGCGACGCCGCACCGCCTTCGCCTTTCTGTTTCCGGCACGCTGACTCCCCCAACCCTTCGAACCCTGAGTTTCCGCAATGGCCACGCTCGTCCTCGGTGCAGTCGGTTCCGCCATCGGCGGGGCGTTCGGCGGCGCGATCCTCGGCTTTTCTGGCGCTGCCATCGGTGGCTTCATCGGCTCCACCATCGGATCGGTCGTCGACAGCTGGATCGTGTCCTCGCTTGCGCCCGCACAGAAGATCGAGGGTCAGCGCCTCGACAGCTTGCGCATCACCTCGGCAACGGAAGGCGCAATCATCCCGCGCCTTTACGGCCGGATGCGCATCGGCGGCAACATGATCTGGGCGACCGATTTCCGCGAGGAGACCAAGACCACCACCCAAGGCGGCGGCAAGGGTGGTGGCGGTGGGAGGGTCCAGACAACCGAATACCTCTACTATGCGTCCTTCGCGGTCGCCCTGTGCGAGGGCCCGATCACCGGCATCGGCCGCATCTGGGCCGATGGCAAGCCGCTCGACATGACCGGCATCACCTGGCGCTGGTATCCCGGCAACGAGACCCAGACAGCCGACCCGTTCATCGCGGCGAAGATGGGAGCGGCCAACACCCCTGCCTATCGCGGCACGGCGTATGTCGTGTTCGAAGAACTGGCGCTCTCGACCTACGGCAACCGCCTGCCGCAACTGTCATTCGAGGTATTCCGGCCACTCGCGGATCCCGACACCGCCGAAGGGCTGGTGAAGGCGGTGACGATGATCCCGGCCTCGGGCGAGTTCACCTATGCGACCGAAGCCGTGCGCAAGACGGTCGGCGCCACGGCGACAGTCTTCGGCCAGACCACCGGTGGCACCACCACGGCCGAGAACCTGAACGCGCTGCCCGACGAGGCCGACATCGTCGTGGCCCTCGATCGGCTGCAGGCCATGGCTCCGGCCGTCGAAAGCGTCAGCCTGGTCGTCGCTTGGTTCGGCAATGACCTGCGCGCCGGGAACTGCACGATCAAGCCCGGCGTGGAAGTGGCGACCAAGGTCACCAGCCCCAAGGTCTGGACGGTCAACGGGGTTTCTCGCTCGGGTGCCCATCTCGTCAGCCGCGATGCCGAAGACCGTCCTGTCTATGGCGGCACACCTGCGGATTTCGCTGTGGTGCAGGCGATCCGCGAGATGAAGGCGCGCGGGCTCCGGGTGACGTTCTATCCCTTCCTGCTGATGGACGTGCCACCCGGCAACACGCTGCCGAACCCCTATTCCAACAACGCCGCGACTCCGGGCCAGCCAAGTTTCCCCTGGCGCGGGCGGATCACCTGTTCCCCAGCTGCAGGCTTGGCCGGGACTGCTGACAAGACCGCCGCTGCGGCGACGCAGGTCTCGGCCTTCTTCGGCGCGGCCACCCCGGCGCAGTTCGCGATCTCCGGCGACACCGTCAGCTGGACCGGCCCCGCAGGCGATTGGGGCCTGCGCCGGATGATCCTGCACTACGCCCATCTCTGCGCTGTGGCGGGCGGTGTCGATGCCTTCCTGATCGGGACCGAGATGCGCGGGCTGACCACGATCCGCTCCAGCGCCAGCGCCTATCCGGCCGTGACGACCTTCAAGGCGCTGGCGGCGGATGTGAAGTCGATCCTCGGGCCGGGCACCAAGGTCGGCTACGCCTCGGACTGGTCGGAGTATTTTGGGCATCAACCGGGCGATGGCAGCGGCGATGTCTATTTCCACCTCGACCCGCTCTGGTCGGATGCCAACATCGATTTCATTGGCATCGACAATTACATGCCGCTCTCCGACTGGCGCGACGGGTTCGACCATGCCGATGCACTGCAAGGCTGGCCCGCGATCCATGACCGGGGCTACCTGCAGGCCAACATCGCGGGCGGCGAGGGCTTCGACTGGTTCTATGCCAGCCTGGCCGACCGGTCGGCGCAACTGCGGACGCCCATCACGGATGGAGCTGCGGGCAAACCGTGGGTCTTCCGTTACAAGGATCTGCGCGCCTGGTGGTCGAATGCCCACTTCAACCGCCCGGGCGGGGTGGAAAGCGGCACGCCCACGGCATGGGTGCCGCAATCAAAGCCCGTCTGGTTCACCGAACTGGGGTGCCCCGCCATCGACCGGGGTACGAACCAGCCGAACGTGTTCTTCGACCCGAAGTCGTCCGAGAGCTTCACCACGTACTTCTCGCGCGGCTGGCGCGACGATGCGATCCAGCGTGCCTATTTGGAGGCCAGCTATCTCTGGTGGGGCGATGCCGCGAACAACCCGACCTCATCCGTTTACGGCGGCCGCATGGTGCATGTCCCCGAATGCGCCGCCTGGACCTGGGACGCGCGACCCTATCCCTTCTTCCCCGAACTGACCGGCATCTGGACCGATGGTCCGAACTGGCGGCTTGGCCATTGGCTGACTGGACGGCTGGGGGCGGTTTCGCTGGCGGCCCTTGTGCGCCACCTGTGCCTGCGCGCCGGGTTGCCGGAAGCCTTGATCGACGTCTCCGGCCTCTGGGGGGCTGTCGAGGGCTACGCCATCACCGCACTGGAAGCGCCGCGATCCTCCATCAGCACGCTGGCCCGGCATTTCGGGTTCGATGCCATCGAGACCGAAGGCGTGATCCGCTTCGT